ACAAAGTAGGCTAGAATTGAATATCGTCTGAGTATTTTTCTCTTGTTAGTAAGTTGAATAATGATTTAGCAGTTCTTTTAATGGCTTGATTTTGACTTTTAATAAAGATTTTTTGAAGCATTTTTAAGAAAACACTTACCTCGTTTTCGCTAGAAAACAAGTTTTCTGTTTTTGGCTCGTTCATTTTGCTCTATCTGATACTCTAACTCTATCAAGTCATTTTCAAGCTCTACCTGTTTTAAGTCATCGCCTATCTCTATCGCTCTACTATACTCGGCATTGAGTTGTTTATACTCGGCTTTTAGCTCGTCTATGTCCTCGCTATAATCAAAGTCGCTTTCATCATATCCATAGCGATCCCATAAAGAATAGTCGTTATACCCATAGGGGTTATCTTGTTTATCGCCAAACATAAACTCTCGGCTTGTTGTTTTTAGCGTTTTTAAGTCAAGCTCGTATAGCGTATGCTCGTCTATCTCTTTTCCAGATCCCTCGCTCGCTAGTCGCATAAAGTCTTTACTCTCGTCTAGTTTTAAAGGTGATCTTTCATTTCTACCATAAAAGACTTTTAGCACTTGGCTATCGTCTTTCGTGGTTTGAATAGCTACAAAGGCAATACTACCTGATATATCTAGCTTGTTTTGGCTTTTTTCAATACCATTTGCAAGCTCTATTGCTAGACTTTCGCTATCGTTAAACATAGTTGAGTAGTAAGTCTTGCCACTAGTGATCCACTCTTTCCTAATTGAAGTTGAATAGTTGAAGCCCTGCTTTTCATGTTTTTCTTTCAGCTTTTGGCTATCCATTATAACTCCATTATGTATAACATAGTAGTTATATCTTAAATTAAGATTTGACACCCGGATAGGGTGAGCCACCTCGGCAAAATTTGGCGTGCTAGTCGGTTGTCGGTGGTGAAACATAATAAGAGATGAAGCTGTAATAGCTTTCAGCTCTTTTCTGATTTCATTTTCGCTTTCCGTTCTAGTTATTCTATCTATCTTGCCCTTTAGGCTAGAAGCTACAAAGCCAAAGCCCTCTACTCCTCTCGTTTTTTGGCTCTCGTATGCTTTTAGCACTTGTTTGACGGCATTTTTACCGTCTTTTCTGATTATTGTTATAATGCCACACATATTATTTATTTTCTGTATTATCGCTTGTAAGTTCATTGACACAAAACTTTTTCGCCCGGCTTTCAAAATAACCTACAATGTCATCATTTAGATCCCATTTCAGCATTTTATAAAGCATTTCTCGTTTTGTTTTTGGATCGGTTATATTTTGGATAGTTTTTAGCATTTCCTCGTTATAATCTTTTCCAATAGCCCATTTCATCAAAGACAAGTTCATTTCAGCCCAAAATAGGATCTTATTTTTGTCTATCGTGCCACTATGATAACGGAGTTCCAGGTGGTTATCCCATAGCAAGCAGTGAAAATTGAAGCCATGATACCTAGTATTGCTGTTTTTTGTCTTTTTGATCTCGTCAATTATTTTTAGATCATCTTGCCTATACCATATCTGCTCTAGTTTTTCTTGCGTTTCAGCGTTCCTAATCTCGGCTATGTTGTAATCGTTCTGCAAAATCTTGCAGTAGTGATTATTTCGCCTAGAAAATGGCAAAAACATCATCAAAACTGGTTCTACATAGTAATAAGTAGTAAAAAGTCTTTTACAGTTTTTTAGCTTGTCCTCGCCTGTAAAACTTTTTGATCCGTCAATGTGTAAGTGAAGCCCACAAGTTTTATCGGTGTAGTAGTCGTTCCGGTTCAAGGTTGAGCAAAGATTTTTGATAAAGTCCTCGCCCGTCTTTCCCTTTAGAATAGGCGTTTGAAACTCCACACCATTATCACCTAGTGATCCATCATAGGATATACCTAAATCGCATGATAGCGTGCTTTCTGCTAGATCATTTTGACTATCATAGTCTTGGCAATAGCACTCTATTTCAACAGCAAAACCTCGTATGGTTTTGATTATATTCCCATGCTTAGTGCTTTTATACTTGTCATTTTGAGATACTTTTCTTGTTTGTAATCCGTCTTGATCGTCTTCATCAAAGTTTCCATATCCGTTATCTCGGCAATACTCGCAATAATCGTTATTGTCGCTATCAACATATCTATTATCTGTATGGCACCACTCCTCACAATGATAGCAACAAAAATGATCGTTCTCACGACACCCCTCGCAATAAGCGGTGTCATTAATGTATGTCATGTCCTCCTGATAAAATACACTCTCACAATCCTCGCAAGTTTGGTAATTGTCATCAAAACAATTTAGGCACACTTGCTTGTCGTTAGGATCAAGGTATTTAGGATCATTTTCCTGTATAATTGTTTGGCATTTTTCGCAATTTATACTCATATTTTTATATTTAATTGTTAAAGAACAAGGATATTGCAAAGACTAGCATTTTGTTTTGTCCTTGCTTGTGCTGTTTATTATCAGCACTAGAGAGCGATCAAACCTGTTTGGCTTAATCGCTCGGCTAGTTATGATACTAGAATAGTCAATAGTTTTAGGATATAGTGTTGCTGTAAGAAGTTAAAAGCTATTGAGAAAAAAGCTATCCAGAACATTATAATTTTTGTATAGTCTTTTTGAATAATCATAGTTTTTCTATTTTATTTATTTGGCTTTTTGTTAAAAACTTATAGCCGGTATGAATAATGAAGCGATTTGATCCCCTGTATTTTTTCTTTTTGTCGGTGTATCTATAAGTGAAGCGGTATAGTTTTTTTATTTTCATTTTTTTTGTTTTATTGCTAGTGATCGACCTTTCATGTAGTAGTTTATAGCAAGTAAAAAAGAGAGTAAAGGGGGATTTTAGCGTAAGTTGTGGATAACTTGCTGTAAATGTTTATTGCTTGTGGTGTTTTTTGTGTTGTAAAATAAAGGTTTTTTAAAGTATGGGTAAAATATGGCTCTATTAAGCCATTATTAGACAATACTTTTTATACTTTGTGTCTGTTTTGATACAGCTGATACAGCTTTTTTTTAGTCACGTCAAAAGTTATGATATACTATTTTATAGTATGTTATAACTATAATTATGGGCTAATGACTTGAAAAAAGCTGTATCAGGTGTATCAGGATTTTATCGCTTGTTATGTTAGATCTTTCAGTTTTTTATTGCTTGTTATGTTAGATCTTTCAGGTGTTTATTGCTTGTTTTTTGTTTTTGTTTGTGATAAAATGTAATGTATGAATAGTGAAGTGAGCTTACTTGATGAAAATATAAGAGGAAATATCAGAACGCTTTGGCTTAATGATAATGACTACAAAACCATTTGTGAAAAATTAAAAATTAGTCAAGGCACTTGGGATAATTATTATTTTTTGAATAGATATGGTTTTCGTGATTTTATACAAAAAGTTAAAGCGGAAAAGTTTTTATTGAACGCTGAAACGATCTCGCAAGAAGTGTTTAATCAAAAATCAGAGGACAACGCAAAAATACTTGCTATCAAACAAAAAGAAGCAGAGTTTATCAGGGAAACTCTCGGAAAAGATCTCGGCTATTCTAAACGCCCGGATAGCATCAACATAAATGTCAATAAAAATGAAGCGCTTGACGATGAACAAAAAAAGCGTTTGACAACCTTACTTGGTGGTGTCAAAATAAACACCGAACAAGTGCTAGAAAATGGCTCAAAACAAGGGGAAAATGGTAATCAGGATATTATAACATAGATTTAAGGGTTAGAAAATAACGCCCGACAAGGTATATTGTGCGACATGGCACAAGTTAAAAAAGAAAATAGGGGGTAGGGTGTTAAAACCAGAACCGAGGAGTTTAATATGAAGGTGCTCAACTGTCCAAACAATTTTTAGAAACTTCAATGGCATACATAAATTATTTTAAGATGGTGGGGGGATACAAAAAATTTCTGGAAACTTCAGGTATTCCAGAAGATCTTTCTAAATTAAATATTAGACAAGTTATAAAAAGAAAAAATATTGCTAAAAAAAATTTAGAATTATATTTTCAATTATTTTCATCAAGCAAAAAAAGACTCGCTTACACTCGTTATATTCGTGCCACAATAAAAGCTTGCCATGATATTCAAACCAAACGTCGCTCACAAGCTGTTGATTATTATTACTCACTTCCTAAGGATCAACGCACTTCAAAAAACTGGATAAAATATACATCATTATTTAGCAACACTGGCAAGTGTTCTAAACAAATACAAGAAAATGCTCAATAGAGAAGCTTTACAGTACCTAATAACTGCTACCCCTGCTGAACGTAAATTCCTAGTGGATAAGGACTTTGCTCTATTCTTTTGTTATTATTATGTAGATTATATTAAATATCCTTTTGCTCCGTTTCACTATGAGATGTTTGAAGATATACAGAAGTTAATTTCTGGTGAATATCGGGAAGTGGCATGGGTGGCGTATCGTGAAAGTGCTAAGACTTCTATTGCTAAAGGCTTTATTACTTGGTTAATTGCTACTAATAAGAAGAAATATATAAATGTGGACTCCTTTGATAAGGAGAATGCTGAGCGAATGTTATTCGATGCTATTCTCGAACTTCAAAAGAACCCTAGGATAATTCAGGATTATGGTGAACTTTATAACGCTAAGCGTAATTCCGAAGAGCTTACTCAGAAGAAGATAAGTAACTTCTTAACTAATAATGGTATTCGTGTGGAGGCGCACTCCACGCAGGAGTCTATCCGAGGTCGTTTGCATGGTGCACAGAGACCAGATGCCCTTATCCTCGACGACTTCGAGACAAACAAGACAAAGGACTCTGAGGCGTATACCAACCAAGTGGCTGGACATATATCGGAAGCTCAATCTGGTATGGATGCTAATGGTATTGTGCTGTATCTATGTAACTACATTACGGAGTATGGGAATGTGGCGGCACTATTCGAGAGATCTAAGACGGACACCCGGCTAAAGGTCCGTAAGGTAGATGTTATCGATACAAACACCAACCTGCCCACTTGGCCGGAGAAGTATGCACTTACCACGGAGGAAGCAAAGGCTAACAACAAGGTATCCATAGAAGATATACGACGTAAACTTGGACCACAGGTATTTAATGCGGAGATGATGAACTCTCCTATTGATACTGATAGCCAAGAGTTCTTACAGACATGGTTTAAATATGTCACACGAGAGGAGGTATTAAGGAAGAATACTAGGAAGTTCGCCTTGATAGATTCAGCGATGTCTAAGAAGTCCGAAAGTGATAATACCGGTATCTCACGGGTGTATGTGGATGTTGAGAACAAGTGGTATGTATCCGGGAAAAAGTACAAGGTAAATGCTAAGTCATTGATTGACCTGCTATTTCAGCTTCATGATGAGGGGATGGAGGCTATCGGTATCGAGACTACAGCCTATACTGAAGGGGTAATGCCATATTTTCAGGAGGAATGTCGAAAAAGGAACAAATATCCACGTATCAAAGAACTAAAACATGGCGGTGTGCAGAAGGAAACCCGTATCAGAGGGCTTATTCCTAGGTATGCCAATGGGGATATATACCATATTGCTGGGGAATGTGATGACTTGGAGAACGAATTACTCAGATTTCCTAAAAGTAAGAACGATGATGTGATGGATTCACTCGCTTATGGTCAACAAATCTGTGCTAAACCGTATCAGACATCAAATTTTACACAAAAAGAAGAAATTATGTATCCGGAAATCGGAATTTAGTTTTGTATTTGACAAAAAATTATGCTATAATAGTGGAATATTAACAAGAACCAACTAATTTTTAAATGAAAGCACAAGAAATACAAGAAATTCGCGATCAATGTATCAAAGAAATTGATTTTGCGCGTAAATACAAGCAAGGAAAGGTGCGTAATTGGCAACTTAATGAAAATCTTTACTACGGAAAGAAGATAGCGACAACCGAATCAAGAGCCAATGTTGATCTTGGGCGAATGCAGGAATTTGTGCATACACTATTATCAAAGGTTAATGAGCCTTTGGTATTTAAATTTACAAAGAGGAAAGAATCACAACTTAAGCGTGTGCAGATTTTGAACGCACTGGTGCAGATAGATCGCGAGAAAGATAATTGGGATATAAAAGATTTGGTAGCGAAGAAGCAGTGTATTCTTTATGGCCGGGCGATTTATTCTTATGCGGCTGGGGATGATAAAAAAGTCTATGCTCCATGTTTGGAGAATATTGATGTATACGATTTCTTGATTGATCCAAGCGCTGGAGGTATTGATATGGAGCGAGCAAGGTTTTTGGGAAACTATGGCATAGTAAAAACACGACAGGAATTAGAGGCAGGAATGAAGTCTGGTTTATATATTAAGGATGAGACAAAACAATTGTTAGATGGTGTTGGTAACAATACTGAGACTCCACAAAATGAAAATGATAAGAGAGTAAGAACACAAGCACAGAATACCACTTATACTAATAAGGAATTACAGGATAATGATAAGTTTAAATTCTGGCAGTGGTGCACAACTTATGGTGGGGAGAGATATGTTGTATTGGTAAATACAAACGGAAGAGCGATACAGATTACTCCATTATCAGAAATGTTTGAGAGTGGTTTTTGGCCTTATTGGTCTTATGCTGCATTTCCAGATCTAACCGAATTCTGGACACCATCTTTTGCTGACTATGTTAGGGAAATGTTTATGGTACAGAACGTATCCATTAACCAAATGCTTGATAATGCTGAGGCGGTTAATAAACCACAGAAGGTGGTGAATATCGGAGCGTTAGAAGATTTGGCACAGTTGAAATACCGAAGAGATGGATTGATTTATACTAAAGGTGATTATGATGCGAATAAAGTTATTCAGACTTTGAATGTTCCATCTATCAATACTCCGATTGAGGTATTTAATGTTCTTGAGAGTATTCAAGAGAAGGCTTCAGGTGTGACAGCTGGTTCTAAGGGTGTGGAGGATACAACCGGGCGATTGGGTATTTATCAAGGGAATCAGATTGCAGCGGCGGATAGATTCCGATTATTTAATAAGAGTTATTCTATTGGGACACAGAGGTTTGCTAAGTTGTATGAATACGGGGTAAGGGAGAATCTTCTTAAGAGAGTGGCAGTACAATTAGTTGGACCAAACGGTGTGGAAATTAAAGAAGTTAGACGAACTGATATATTCAAGAAGGGTGATGACTATGGACTATTGATTGAGGCAAGTAATCAAGAGGTATTGGTTACTTTACAGGAGATGCAAGAAAAACTTAAGTTCCTTGCTTCACAAGCCCAGAATCCAATACAGAACCCAAAGAAGGCGTATGAGATTTCAGCTAAGGTGGCAGGATTTACGCCAGAGGATATTAGAGAATTGTTAGATACATCTGAGTTTGGGAATAGTGAGATAATGTCAGAGGCCGACAGAGATATTGAGTCTCTATTAGCTGGTGATAACATTAAACCAAATAAGTGGGCGAATAATGCTTATAAACAGAGGATGGTCGATTACCTTAAAGATCACGAAGAAGATATTGATAATGAACAGTTCCAGAGAATCGCATTATATATTCGTTCTTTGGACCAAATCATTATTGGAAACGAAGTTAGAGCATTTAATACCGGTGTAGTAGAAGATATAAATAATCAATCAGCCATGTTATCTGGTCGATTATTAAAACCATCAGCACCCAAGAACGGGGTAGGGTTAGAGGGTGGTAATCAAATATTTAATAATCCCGCACAAATATAAATAAATGAACGATAAACCAATATACGAAGTAATTAGTAATCACGAAGTGCCAGAACTTTCTACAATTAAGAAAAGCAATATTACTGTAGAAATAACTTTAGCAGATACATTAAAGGCAATTGAGCAGAATAAAAAGAGTATAGAGAGTTTGCGAGCAGAGATGAATATTAAGGAGGCATTGAAGATAAATGTAAAACAAAATCATCCAGAAGCATTTGATATTGATCCAAAATTAAGAATTGCTGTTCATCTTTTACAAGAGGCTGATAAATTTCTTGATCAAGCAAAAAAGGTTATGACACAGTTAGAGGATGCTAATAAAGAATTGGAAGCCGAAGTAGAAGAAATTAATATTCAGACTGGGATTAAAGCAATGACAACAGATGAAAAATTAGAATTATTAAAACAAAAAGACGAGTTAATTAAAAAATAATATGCCAAAAAGAAAATTACCAAAAAATTATAAAGAAAGTACATTTTTTACAATGAAGGCTAATCCTGAAGGAGCCTCTATTGGAAATTTTGTAAATAATATGAAAAGAATTCCAAGAGCTTTTAGCGAGGTTGGAACTGCTATCATAAATAATAATACTCCTGCAAGACGTAAGCATAGAAGAAATGCTATGCCAATGAATTATAAGAATCCAAAGTATAAACCATCTAGTGGTATTGGAGTTGGTTATTAAAAATAATTAAACATCTATAATGGAAAAAATAGAAGAAATTAAGGATGATATAAAAAAGTATTCAGCAATAGGTGCTATTTCTTCTACTCCTGGTGGTAAAATTGTAATTGAGCGTATACAAAAAGATATAGTTTCAAATATTGATGAATTACGCAGTAAATATAAAACGATTAGTCATGTAGAGATGATAGCTCTTTGTGCTAGTCTATCAGAAAAGTTAGCTTTATTGAGGGTTCTTAATAAATCTAAGAAATTAAAAAAAATAGCAGAAGATGAATTAAAATTTCTTCTTAAAGAAGAATAGGCACTCGTGTGGTGCCACATGCCACTTGCTCGTTCCAGGTGGCAGTTGATACCATACGAAATTGTTTTTGACAAAAAAATATGGTATACTGTTTATTAAGAACGACCCTGAGTTGGGTTAAAACTTTTTCCAGAATTGAGACTCTGGTCCTAAAGGAAAATAAATCTCCGATGCGACAGCGTTAAAGCGTTAAAATATGGCCGACGAGACCAAAATCACTCCTGCTCCTGAGGAGGCAAAAACAGAGGAGAAAGCAAAGGTAGAAGCTAAGACCGAGGATACCAAGTCTGAGGTAAAAGATACCAAAATAGGCGATGTTATTAAGACCGATGCCAAGCCACCTGAAGAGGTAAAGGCTAAAATGGTGCCAGAAGCTGTCTTCTTGGAAGAGAAGAATGAGCGCAAGGCATTGGCTAAGGAACTTAAAGAAGTTAAAAGACTTCTCGAAGAAGGTGCTTCACGAAAGGAAGTATCTGCTGACGTAAAGGAAATCGCCGAAGAGTTTGGTCTCACTGAACAAGCGGTTTCAAAACTGATTGCTAAAGTGGGAGAACAAACAAAGGCAGAGTATGATAAGGAGATAGAGGCAAAACTGAAGCCAATTCAAGAGAAGGAACGTGCAGAGAATGTTGAAAAAACATTCAATGAACACTTCGAAAAATTGATGGAGGCTATGCCAGAGTTCAAGGGTATAGCATCGAAAGATGTAATCCGAGCGCTCACCATGGATCCAAGAAATGCCAATAAGACTTTCGCTAAGATACTTGAAGAATCTTACGGTCATCTAGTCACCGGTAAGAAAACTTTAGAAAAAGCACAGGCTAGAGGTGGTGTGTCAGATGCCACTGTAGATATTAAACGAATGGCTCACGACATGGAGTATTATAAGGAAGTTGCTGCTAACCCAGAACTTTTCAAAAAATACAAAGATGCTACGTTTGCTGAGCGAATGAAATATCTATAAAAGTAGAACGAGCCACTGATATTTATTCATTAATTTTAATAATAAAATGGCTTTAACAGACTATAAAGTAGCTTATGACATGACCTATGAAGAGGTCTTTAATAAGGTACTTGTCGCAAAATCAATTGCGAATATGAGATACGAACCAACTTTGACCTTCGGTGGTTCTGTCACGAGATTTATTTACGATGCGTCAGCAGTTCGCGTTCGAACTGTATCCCGTGGTTCTGCATCTACTATTGATGCTATCACTGACTCAACTGAGGCTTTGACTATCAACCTTGAAAAGGAAGCTGTATTCTACATCTCTGATGGTGAAGTAAAGCAGACTGGTCCTTTGAATCCAGGTGAAGTTATCGGTTCACAAGTCGCAGTCAAGGTGGCTACTGATTTGGATGCTCGTGTATTAGCAGAAGTTTTGAATGCTGCTTATGCGTTTGATAATGGTGACTTGACTACTGGTACTTCAGACGGTACTGGTATTTCATTGACTTCCACAACTGTTCCTCAGATGGTTACTCGTATGCCTGCAAAATTGCAAGCACAAAACCAAGTTTTGACAAATATGGCTTTGGTTGTTGACCCTTACATCGCTTCAGACCTTGCTCAATACCTATTGGGTAAGCAGTTTGATGTTGTGAATGCAATCTGGAAGAACGGTTATGCTGGTGATGTATCAATGGCAGAGGTTTATGTTTCAACTAACTTAACCTCAACTGCATTGTTTACTGATGCTGGTTTAGCTGATGGTGAGACTATTGTAATCAATGGTGTGACTTTCACAGCAAAGACTACTCTTGGTTCTACTGCTGGTAACTTTGCCCTTGGTGCAAATAATACTGAAGCTATCGCTAACCTTGTTGCTTTGATTAATGATCCAGCTACGACCACTTCAGTGGGTGTGGCACTTGCCGCTGCTGACATTGTGAAATTCACTGATACCTATAAGATATCAGCTGTTGTTACAACTGCCGCTTCTTCATTGACTATCACTGCTGTTGGTGCAGGAAGATTAACTCTTTCTGACACTTGTGCTTCTGGTGCTTGGACTTTGAACACCTTACACTGCTACTATGGTAAGAAAGGTGCTATCGACCTTGTTGTACAGGACATTAGTTCTGTAGACATGAGAGAGACCGCTGATAGACGTGGTACTAACGTGTTCTCTAGCTATCTTGCTGGTTTGAAGACGTTTACTGATGGTGCTAAGAAATTCTTGGACGTTAAGATTGCAGTCTAAATCCAGATTGTTTTCTTACTTTGCTCAGGTTCTCGACCACCTGAGCAAAATTAAGAAAATAAAAAAAATGATAACACAAGAATTTATAACTTATACACTAGGAATAGTTGCATTACTTAATGTTGGAGTTGCTATATGGAATTCAATTAAAAAACCCCAAGAGAAAAGCGAAGTGAATGATGCTGTATTTTGTGAGAGAATGAAGAACTATGAAAATTCTACAGAAAAATCAATTCAACTAGCACTTAATCACTCACACACAGTTGAATCAAAACTTGATGGTCACATAAAAGATAACCAATCATTTGCCTTTGAAACTACAAAGTCATTATCAAAAATTGAAGCCTTATTAGAACAACATTTAAAACAATAAAATGTTAACATCAGAAATTATATCAAAATTTGAACTACAAGTAGATGACAGCACCGAGCTTTCATCCGCTGAAGAATTAGATTTAGCGAATAAAATATATCAACAGGTTTGTTCTTTTAGACCTTGGGAGTTTTTGAAGAAGACAGCTACTGGTTCTATTGTCGCTGGACAGATAACTTTACCAACAGATTTTGCATACTTAGCTAATAATTATCAATCAAGTGATTCTTCTGTTGCTACTGAATCAGAAACCGCTCCTAAGGTTGTATTCGTAGGAACCAACCTTGATCCTTATCGTGTTATAAACTTCTCAGACAGACGACAATACGCTAATCAGAATGTTTGTTACATTGACCATAGTAATTCTACGATAAAATTTATTGTAACCCCATCAGCTACGACTTATGAGTTTGATTATATTAAAGTGCCAGAAGATTTGACTCTTACTACTTCTCCAATATTTCCAGCAAGATTTCACGATATTATCGCCTATGGTATGGCAGCTGATGATTATGTTATACAGCAGAGTGATTTAACTAAAGGTTTAATGCAGGCAAATATGAAGAAGTATCAGGAAGTATTAAATGATATGTCTTATTGGAACGCTATGCAAATAAATAATTAAATGAGCGATAGTATAATTAACGCATTTTCAAAAGGAACATGGAATGTAGGTTCAGATGAGAACATACCAAAAGACGCCTCTTCTTATTCAAAAAATTGGCTAACTCGTGATGGGTATGTTGTTCTTTCTTATGGTAAACTTCTAATTGGTGCCCAGGGTTCTATTGGAAAAGTATATTCAGAACATTTCGGCTATAAAGTAGATGGTACTAAGGTACATTATAGAAAGATAAATTCTAAGATTCAATATCTTAATGGTTCAACTTGGACTGATATCATTACCGGGCTTACAGCAACCGCTGATTATACTTTTTCTAACTATTCTTCACTCTCTGGATCATATACTTATGTATCTGGTGTTGATGGTATTTGGAAAATAATCAATTCTCATCCGGCTTCTCCAATTAACGTCACTAATACTTCTAAAAATTTTAAAGGATATTCAATTATTGATAAAGGTAGGATGATTCTTTGGGGTAGGACCGAAAACCCAACTGGACTTTATGGTTCATATATTGATGCACAAGATTCAACCGTTTATACTACAGTTGCAAGTGAAGCAAAAGGAGCAACGACTTCTGGTACTTTAGCTTTTAAAGCTGGAGGAGCTACTCGTTCTTGTTTCGGAATACAATTAACTATCACATCTGGAGGAGAAGTATTTACTGATGACTATAAAGGTAATCTAACAGGTTCACTTGGTGGTACTGGTACTATCAACTATGCGACTGGGGCTTGGACATGTTCCGTCTCTGGTGCTGGTACGTTTTCTTATCAATGGGAAGATTCTAATGCAAAGGGTGTAACTGATTTTTCTTTTACTGCAACAAGACTTGCAGGTGAGGGGTGGAGAGTACCACAAGACGTTGGTGGTGATCCGATTATTTCAGTATTGGTTGGTGTAGATGGTGCTTATTATTCTATTAAACAGCAGTCTGCTTATCGGTTAGAGATATCGGCTAATGATTTAACGATTACCAATGAAGTCTATCGTCGTGAACTTGGTATGCCATTTTTACGAGCGGCGGTATCGACAGCTAAAGGTATTGTATTTATGAACACCTCTAATTCCTCTGATCCTAAACTGACAATATTAAGGAAGAATGAAATTGGTACAGAGGTTGAACCATACCCACTATTTCCACAATTCGATTTTTCTAATTATGATTATGATGAATGTAATGTTTATACACATGATAGGTATGTAGTTGTAGCATGTAAGGAAAAAAATACACCGATAAATAATAAAATATTACTTTGTGATTTAACCACTGAAACTGTTGATGAAACTGAATTTCATGCTCGTTCTTTCGCTCAAGATGGTGATAATTTATATGCCGGTTCTTCATTAACAGAATCAACCTACTTAATGTATGATGGTTTTGATGATGATGGATTATCAATTTCCAACGAATGGATTTCTAAAGGTGAACAATATGAGGCATTAGGAATTGCCGAATCACTGAAGAAGATTAAGAAATTAAGAGTGAAGGGTTTGATTGATCCAGATCAAGCGCTTGAGGTATATGTATCTTATGATGATGCTGGTTATGCGCTTGCCGGTACAATATTGGGTTCTGGCACCTATACAGACTTTAATACTCCACAGTCTATCGGTGGAAACTTAGTTGGCACAGTACAAATGGGAGGTGCTGATTTATCTTTGGCTTATCCTTTCTATGCTGAAATCAAATTAAAATGTCCAAAATTCCGTAAACGTAATGTAAAATTCGTTGCAAAGAGCATTGGATACTGTGCAGTTGAAAGTTTGATGGATTGGAATATCTCAAGATTTGAGGGGCGTGTTCCAAAACGATTCCGCACGAAGCAGAACGCCAGTGTTGACGGAACGCAGGTGGATATTTAGTAAAAATTATGGTATTATTAGTTTATAATTTAAAATAATTTTATGGCCTTACCAAAAATTGTAGCAGATCTTGAAACATCACTTGCTGCTAAAATAGCAGTTGGAGGAACTACAGGTACTTTAATAAGTAATGTAGATGACGATGGTGTTACTCTAGCTGATGGAACTTATTACTTCACTCTCGACGGGAATAACTCTGCTAAAGAACATATTAAATGTACTAAAACAGGTACAGCTCTATCTGATATATATTCTGTCTCTCGCCAAGGTGTTGAAACATCTGGATGTGTTCGTGAACACCGTGTCGGGGCTAAGGTTATTATGACCGATTATGCTACTTATAAGAACTATTTTGAAGCTGCAGTTATTTCTGGACCGGGTTCATCTACTGATAATGCTATTACAAGATGGAATGGAACAGGTGGAAATGTCTTACAAAATAGTTTAGTTACAGTTGATGATAATGGATCTATAAATATACCTACTGGTCAAACATATAAAATAAATGGAACAGCTTTGGCTAAAGGAGATGTTGGACTTGGAAATGTTGATAATACATCAGACTCTACAAAAAATTCAGCTACAGTAACTCTAACTAACAAAAGAATAACACCACGTATTACAACAATCACTTCTTCAGCTACACCAACTGTTAATTCAGATGATTGTGATACTGTAACAATTACAGCTCAAGCAGCAAATATTACATCAATGACCACTAACTTATCTGGTACTCCAACGAACTTTCAGAAACTGATTTACAGAATAAAAGATGACGGTACAGCTAGAACTATTACTTGGGGAGCTTCGTTTGCCGCTAGAGGTGTTGCTTTACCAACAACGACAACTATCTCAAAGGTCTTAACTGTTGGATTTATATACAACACAGTAACTTCAACTTGGGATTGTATAGCATCAGCTCAAGAATCTTAAAACATTATGGCATTA